TTAGAAACTTTTTTAGGTTTTGATCCTCGATATCAAATATCTGATGATATGAAGAACGCTTATAATGCTCAAGTAGATGCAGTTATAGAGGAGTCAGGACTAAAAGAAGTTCTTCCAAAAGAACTTACTACCATTTCAGGAAGTATTGGTGGAGCAGCACTTTTGAATCAATTAGGGCCTAAATATAAAAACCTTTCTCCATCAGCAAAAAAGGCTTTTGATTTCACTGTAAATAAAATATGGCAACTTCAAAAGAACACCATCGATAAATTACCTATTCCTGATAAATTAAAAAAACCAATTAAGAAAAAATATATAGGAGGTGCTATTGCTTCTATTATAGGTGCTACCAGTGCAGGCACAGTGTATGATTGGGTAAGTGATAATTTAGACGGTGATGAAGAAACCGTACAGGAAATATACAGTAAACTTCCTGAAAATTTAAAAACAGAGTTTGGATACGAATTAATTGGACTAGGTATAAATAAAATTTTTGGTCTTGGAAAAGATGCTTTAGTTTATGGTACAGCTCCTATTAGAAAAAAATTAGGTGAGTTTTATGAAACAGGAGTAAAACCAGTTTTAGCTGATGTAGTAAAAGAAGGACAAGGTTATGGTAAATCTTTTTTAGAAACTTTTGGTAAGCTTCCTTTGATAGCTGGTCCTATACAAAAAACAATCAAAGAACAAGGTCCAGTTTTAAGAGATAGAATTGATAATATTATTGATTCATTTGCCCCTAGACTTAATAAAAACACCGACGAAGCTACTTTATTTTATGGAGGATTTTTAAAAGCAAAAGCTGAATGGAAAGCAACCGTTGGAGCTGCTTATGATAATTTTTTGGACATAACCAACAAAACCTTTGGAGCTAATAACAGAGTTTTTGCAATGCCTAATACAAGAAAAATAGCTAATGACATCATTAACGACACTCAACAAGGTGTTTCCGATATCTTAAAAGATAGTAAGGCTTATAAATGGGCTCAAGGTTTTTCAAAAAAATCACAAAACAAAAAATTAACAGTTGAAGAATATAGAAGTATTCAAAAAGAGATAAATAGAATTAGAAAAACGGATCTTAATCCTGATGAAATCCAATTATTAGACGACATATCTGAAGCAGTAAGAGAAGATTTAAGCTCTTTTTCTACTATAGGATTGGATGAACCTGTTATTAAATTACTGAATGACGCTAAAAAGTATGCAGATGATATCTTTATCTACGGAGTAGAAAGAGGTGGAGATTTACCTTTAGGAAAAGATTTTTTTACTTCAGGTGTAGTGGCTCGATTGGCAAAAAAATATAGACAAGGTACAGATACTTCTGATTTTAAAGACGCTATTGATTTTGGTGGTGAAGGTTTTACCGTCAATAAGGTAATAGACTTACCGGGAGCTCCTGGAACCAAGATAACTAAAACTTTTAAAGTGGATAATTTGTTTGAAGTTCCTTTGAGTAAGTCAGGAACTGAGTATTACAATAATATTTGGTTGGAAGCAGTCAAAGAATTTAAGTCTCCTGTTATTATGAAACAGATTTGGAAAGCCACGAACAAAGATCCAAACGTCTTTGGAGCCTTTATGAATAAATACTTAGATGATGCGATGACAAAAGCTTCTAACGCCTTGGATAATTCTGGAAATAAAGTTAATCCATTTCAAGATACAAAAAACTATTTGTTCTTTGACCCTAAGGTTTTTAAAAATGAATTATTTGGTTCTGACGGATCGAGAAGAGAGTCTATCGAAGCAGCCTTAGATTTACTTCATGCTAGTGATCCAAAAAAATTTATTTCTGGAAAACAATTTTCTAAGTTTGTCGATGTTTTAGATGTTAGAGGAAAAACATTTATTCCTAGTGTTGCTACTTTGATGTCTAGAAGGTTTGCCTTAGGTTCAGGAGTGGGAGGAATAGGAGCCTTAACATTTATGGCAGGTTTCGGTTTCTTAGATGAATTTGCAACCATTGGAGGAATTTTAGGTGTTCCTACTTTTTTAAAATTAAGAGGAATGGCTAAGTTATTAGGAGACCCAAAAAGAGCTAGAGCTTTTTATAAAGCTATGGATGAAACAACTTCTTATAAAACAAGATACTCTAATGCTTTAAGACTTCTTGATTTCTCAATTACTGAGGGATTTAAAAATTTAAGTGGATATACTGGAGAAAGATATGATATAGCAAAAGATAGATATGATGCTTTGATTGAGTTTAGAAACGAAGCTCAAAAATTCTATGATAATATGCCAGATAACTATGACGGAACGGATTTAGAAAAGCAGTCTCTTATGGATATTGAAACATTAAATGCTCCTGAAAACAAAGGTGTTCCAGTCGTGAACCGTGGATCTGGAGAAATACCTTCAATACAACCTGTTGATATTCCACAAGTCGACTTTGCTTCTCTAGGAGGAGGACAAGGTGGTGGAGCAACTAATCCACAAACCATGGCTAGTTTACAATCTGTTGGCTTACCTCTTTTCAATGCCGCTGAGGGTGGTATCGTGGACCTCTATGAATCAAAAAAGTTTAAAAAACCACAGGTGGTAGCGTAATGGCAAGTCCTTGGGAACAAGCGAAAGCAGGACAAAAAATATCTGCTCCAAAAAAATCTAAGTATCAAGGATACAGAGGTCAGCCTGGTGGATCATCATCTATTCCTTCCTCAGGAAAAAAAGATGCCTTTGTTCAATTACAAAGACAAAAGTTTTTTGGTGATAGAAATATACCTGAAGAAAGAGTTCTTCGAAGAACACGACAAGAAGGTGGTATTGATCAGTTTAAACAAGCGCTCATAGATAAAGGTAGAGTTTTAAAAGACTCTAAAGGAAACGTAGTTTTAAATGCAAATACAGGAGAGCCAGTTTTTCTAACAGATGTACCTGGAGGAAGAAGTGTTTCTGATGTAGCTCAAGATTTAGCCTTTAGATTTGGTCCGACACCAAGAGAAGTAGTAGGCGATATTGGATATGGTTTAGGACAATTAGCTAAAGCGTATGGAATTCCTGTCATTAGTACAGCTCAAAGAATAGGTGGAGGTTTAAAAGACTTATATGACTATTTTTTCACAAAACCAACTGTCACCTATGGAGGAAGTAGTGATATAACAGTAAAAGAAGAGCCAATACAAACAGTTCCTCAGTTCCCATACAATTTTGAAACAGTAATTAAACCTAGACCTCTTACTAATGAAATTCTTCCTACTGAATTAACAGAAGAAGATTTTAATAATACTTATAAATTTTTAGATCAAAGGTCTCGTTTAGATAATCTTCCTTTTAAGGCAAAACCTAATGTAAGTAATCAAAATGAGTTTCAAACAACTTTAGCTGATGCAAGAGCAGATAACGTAGGAATAAATTTAATAGGTCAATTACAAAATTTACAGAATTTAGCTCAACAATATAATTTAGATAAAATCCAATTTGATCCGTTTAATCCAAACCAAATAGGATATAAAGATCAGTTTATGTTCAATAATACTCCTGTAAACTATAACGTAGGTATTGGAGATCAAGGAATACAAGGTGGATTAAGTTTTGTATTTAAAAATGGAGGAAGTGTAGACAAATACGCTGGTTTAGGTTATAAACTTAAATAAATGAAATTAATTCAATTTATTATAAATACATTTAAAAGAAAGGTAGAGAAAGATCCTCATGAAGAACATTGGGGAATAGGTGCATCATGATTGAAATTACAGATGAATTGAAGGCTAGGGTTATAGCCCATGAAGGAATTGTGGACGAATTATATTTAGACAGCCTAGGAAAAGCCACTGTGGGCATCGGCCATTTGATACAGCCACATGAACGAGATAGATTTCCTGAGGGAAAAAAGATTTCTAGAGAAGAAATCGATGAGTTGTTTGATATTGATATTAATAGAGCAGCAGCGGGAGCTGACTTACTAATTAACGAATGTATTGGACACGATTTACCTCAACACGTAGGCGAAGTAATTGTGGAAATGGTTTTCCAACTAGGGACTCAAGGAGTTCGAAACTTTAAGAAGATGTGGAAAGCAATGAGAGTCAAGGATTGGAAAACAGCGTCACTGGAAATGCAGGATTCTAGGTGGCATAAACAGACACCGAAACGCTGCGAAGAACTAGCTGAAATAGTTGCAAATACATAATTAATTCCCATATAGATTAAAGAACTGCTTTTAAAGGGTTCTTTATTAATGCTCATAGAAGGAGATTATTATGACAACACTAAATTATAATTTAATGCGTTCAATTATTGGGTGGGATCCAAGTTTCTTAGAAGAAGAAGCTTTTGAACAACATTTTCCCCCTTACAACTTATACGAAATAGAAGAAAACAAGATAAAGCTAGACATGGCTTTGGCTGGATATAACAAAGACAAAATTGAAGTCACTGTTAAAGATAGTATTCTTTGTGTTTCTACTAAAAAAATTAACAAAGATTTAAAAGAAAAGTCTTTTATTCATCGAGGAATAGCTGAAAGAAACTTTGAAAGAAAATTCAAACTAGCTGAATTTATGGAAGTGACTGATGCTAAAATGGAAGACGGTCTTTTACAGATTATCTTAGAAAGAATTGTTCCTGAAGAACAGAAACCTAAGAGTATTGAAATAAAGTAAGATTAGGGGCGAAAGCCCCTTTTCCTACAGAGTTCTTCTAATAAAGTTTGGAAAGCGACCTTCTTGTTTGAAAGTCATATAAGCTGCATACCAATCTTTTTTGTATTCAGACTGACAGAACTCTTTAATTGATTCTTCTTTTTCATCACTTTTAAAAAAGTTTAAGAAGTGATTCATTGCTCTATTAGTTAAATTAAACATTTTTATTTTCTCCTTGATAAGAAGTTTTTATTCACATTTTAAAAAAAGAGAATTGTTGTTTGAGCACAATAGATATGATAAAATCATATTTAGAATGATAACGACACAATATACAGGAAGGTAACTTTGATGTATGTTGCAAAAGTTTCTAAATCTAGTGTCTCTTGCAAAAAACAGGTTTATTAACCGTCGTTATCTTTCTATTAAGCGACACCGTCAACTGACAGTATCTTTTCTAATTTATTCAAATACCACTGAGCTTTCCTGATATCTTCGATACCATTCTTCTCTCGATGTCTGGCGAGATATTTCCATATCTGACCTTTTAAATACCCAATAAACTCATCTTTAGTTAACTGAGATTCAATCGCATCGATTGTTTCAA